CTAGCACTAGCTAACTTAGCAGACTTCTGTTGTATCTGCATTGCTCTCTTCTGTTGTTTCCTAGCCTTACGAGCAGAGTAGAGAGAACCAACAGCACCTACACCACCAATAACAGCCATCGTACCAACTGCCGCTGCTGACCCTGCCGCTGCACCTAACGCAAGTCCTACTGTAGCCATATCATATCACCTTCTGAAATGTATTCTCATAGAGTTTATAACCAAGTTTCTCTGCGAGTTTGTCATGTTTGTCAAAGTCTTTAAATGTAATACTAATCCAGTTAACACCAGCTTCTTTAGCTTTAGCTTCTGCTGCTAGTAACAATGTCTCTGCTACTCCTGTTCCTCTATGCTCTGGAACAACATATATGAAGTCTGGTATTAGTTGCTTAGTCCCTTTAACATGTAAGCTAGGTTGTATAAAGAAGGAGTAGAAGCTAGTCTTACCTTCATATTCAGCAGTGTAGAAGAACCAATTATCAGACAACTCTAAAGACTTGTACAAGTCGTAGTCTGGGTCAAGCTGCATAAGTTCATTACGTTGGTCTACTTCATCCCAAAGAGCTTGTATACTTACCATTAACTCTTGTACTTCTTCTACTCTTAACCGAGCAAGTTTCATTTACATCCTACCTTTAACACTGAACGTTGCTGTATAACCAAGCAACTGCATATCCTTGTTATCTTCCTGTTCAAATCGAATAGAAAGTGCCTCTCCTCTGCCTAACATTTTATTCTTTGTAGTTATAACTTGTTCACCAGATTCAAATGCTCCTGCTCCTGTTGGCATATACATACGTCTAAATCTATATGCTTGTTGTGCAGGACTCCATCTACCATTATCATCTGAGTTGTTCCAATCCCATTTAGCCCTCATCTGACAACCACTCTGGTTATCAAGTATGAATCCTCCAGAACCATCAGCTATCCAATTCTCTTCTGTCTGTAAGAAGTGAGTACTAATGTATGGTACAACCTTCTTGTTACTAGGCTTGTCTAATGTCTCATAGCCTGTTTCTATATAAGCTGTTGTATAGTTAGCACTAAAGTCTTGGAAGGTTTCATCTGTCTTTGTACCAATGTCAATGCTATAGTTATAACTAGAGTCAGTATTGATAGTGATACAAACTGTATCATAATCTTCTGTACCTACATTAGTATTAACAACAGAAGCTATAAAGTTACCTGCTCCTTCAACCTTAGTACAGTTGTATGTCTGAGGCCACAAACCTCCCATACGTACATCTAACATTAAACCTTTGTCTAAAGCATATTTATAATCAGTAGCAGAGTCTTGTGCTGTCTCTGGGTAATGCCATTCAACTTGCTTCTTAATTCTGTTATAAGCACCAACAACCTTTGCTTTACTAGCCACTGGTATGTCATTGTAATAGGTTTGCATAACACCTTCTAAGATGTTCTGTGCTTGTGCTGTACCAAACTCATTGAGAGAGATTACATAAATACCCTCATTGCTCCAATAGTAATGAGCAGATTCAACAACAACAACACCAGCAGGAGATACACATCCAGCTTCATGCACTAGAGTATTACTGTAGTTAGTAGCAGTGAATCCTCCTTCAGAGCCAGAGAGATACCACACACCATTCTTAGCATAAACAAGAACACCAGTGGCAAACTTCTTTATCTGTACAATGTCTGTAGCATTATCTATCTGAACTGTTCCACCATCAGTATCTAGCAAGTCTGAAACATGCTCTGATGTTGGGTCATTCAACTGGTAACAGAAGCTCAGTTTATCTAGATTCTCTCCTTCCATAACCTGAGAGTAATAGACAGTGTTCTTCAAACCATAGAATATACGACCACCTGAGTATTCACAACAGGATGGGCGAGTTAGTATTTCTTCTTGTGGATTAGTCAATGCCATGCTAAGGTGTCCAAACTTCCCATAATGTATTTACAACCCAATTAGGGTTTCCGTATTTCCAACTACCACCTGTCTTACCTGTCCAATCACCCGGATTAGCTAAGCCATCTTCTCTATCTATATTGAACACATCCATTATGAAGTGTCCTCTAGCAGCAGGAGTAGCACCGAAGGTTTGGTCTCTCAACCACTCTGGGTCAAATATCAAATCTCCCTCATCCTCAATCATCCCTAAGTATACAACATCTGCATTAGATGGATACTCTGTAAAGGCTGTATAGAACGTTGTTATAGGGTTAGACTCTGTAGGAGAGCCACTAGCTGCTCTTCTCTGCTTATACCACCCTTGATTCAAAAGATTGTATTCATGGTCATCAGTGAGCGTAGACGGTCTCTCATCCACCTTTAAACCATCCTCTATACCTAACAAGTCTCTAACCTGTAAGTTTAAAGTAACAGCATCAAAGTCTGTACCGTTATACTTAACCACTGTTGGGTTTATCTGCGGAGAACAGATTAGGAGATTACCTTTAACATTAGCAAACTCTAACCTTGTTGGTTCTGCTAATGCAAGAGTTCCCTCTGTTGTACCACTAAGCATATCGTTAACATCTAACTTCTTTGTGTTAGCTGCTGTTGTAGCATTAGTAAGTTGAGAATCATCTAAGAAGTATACCCATCTACCAACTTGTACAACTACAAAGTTTAGGTCAGGGTTCTCATCAACAGCCTCCCATAAGAAACTAGTAACAGCTATATCATGGTCACTAGCTGCTCTTGTATCTCCGGGTACAGTATTACCTGTTACTTCTACACCCTTACGTGGTCTTACCACTTGTGGGCTATAATCTACTTCCATGTTTAAAACATCAACAGCAAACTCCTGTGGGAAATGTAACAGATTAGCCTCTGTGTTAATCCCCTTTACAGGTAGAATATATTCCTTATCACCTCTTGCTCTAGCCATGCTTTATGCAGCCTTCGGTTTTAATGTGCTTGGTCTACGCTTAGCCGCATTAACAGCTTTCTTATAATCTTTCTTTTCTTGGTCTGGTTTACACAACGTATCTTTGTTTATGTATGTAGTAATAGCATTTATAATCTGTCTTTCATCTGTCCACATACCAGAAAGCTGTGCTGGAACTTCACCACCATTAGGAAAGTAGATAGAGTAGAGAGCTTCACCATCTCTTACACCATATCCTATGTTCTTTCCTTTCTTAGTCTTTCCAACTATAGTTGTCTTCATCTTCCATAACCTCTGTTTCTTTTGCTATCTGATGTACCTATTCTCTGCTTCTTCCTAGCTCTAATAATACCCATCCTAGCCTTTCTATCTGCTAGTACGTTAGGCTCTTCTCTAAGAGCAATACTTGCTTCTGATATTAAAGCATTCAAGTAGGTAGTATGAAACCATTCAGGGAAGTCTATAATATATGTGTCTGATTGAGTAAACGTTCTACGTTGATTAACTAATACACCACTCTTGCTACTCTGCATGGTTGAATCAACGTCTGAGTTATAAGCGTCAAACACTAGGTACTCATCATCAAAATCTGTGTAATATTGTGGAGCTTGTTCATTTGGTATGACCATACGATAACCAGAGAAGTCTATAACTATCTCGTTATCTGTATCTACTTTAGTATTACCAACCCATTCTAAGAAGTCAAGAGGAGGGAGATAATCAATCTCTGTCATCTTAATCTCGCTAGAATCTTCTGATATGTCATACAACACTTTAGACTCTTTAATCCTAGATACATCATCAGGGAGTCGTAAGTAGTTAGGCTTAGTATTATCTGCTAATGCTTCTAACTGGATAAGCTCTTGTAGTTGTTCGTTGTTGAATATATCATCATTCAAGTCATGGAATACTTTCTGTGCAATAGCTGCTACCTGTTGTGACTCAATAGTGTCATCAATAGTAGATACTCTAAATCCATCTGTGTAATCTAAATAGAGATTGACTGCTTGTAATAATGTATATTTCATATTTATTCTCTTAGTTTAAAGTGAGGCAGGGATTACTCCCCACCTCTCTTCATTTACGCTTGGTACTTAATGGTAAGTACAGCATCACCAGCAGTGAAAGTACCAGTAGTAGCAGCTACAACAGCTTGCCGCTCACTAGAACTTACTTCACCGATGTCTGCACCAGCACCAACATGGTTGCTATTAGCGGTTAGGTTAGCTGTAACGACTGCGGCAATCAAGCCGTCTGCGTCAATAACACCACCACCATCAGCTTGATAAGTACCAACAACAATGTTAGTACCACCAACCCATGCAGTTCCAACCTTCAGGTCAGCAGCAACAACTTTAGCGTTAGCCGGAATAGTGGCTATCATTTCGTTGTCTGCTCCAACAGCAGGAAGGCTATCAAATGAGAATGAGAACTTTAGTTCTTTTTCAGAACCAGCACTCATAATCTCTCCACCGAACTTATTTTTATCAGGTAACGCTCCGAAGAACGTCTGTCGGCCACCTACACTTTCTAAACCCATATCAGTTCTCCTTATGAATTATCAGTGATTAGACAAACCAAACTCTCTGGTCTGTACAGGGCGAATCCCCAATAAGAAGTAGCAGACCAAGCATCACGCTTTTTAGACTGCTGTCTTTCAAATTCAGGAGTAGGACGTTGACGGATGACACCCATCATTGGCTTGCAGTCTTCGTCAGCTACGCACATTGCAATACATACTTCAGAACCAGCCAGCGTGGCTACAGAATCAACTGTCTCTGCTGCTGTGGATACAGGAAGTAAGTTAGAAACGAAGATATCGAATCCATGAATGTTACGAACAAAACGGTGAGCTTTAGCAAAACCAGTTTCCAACAATCCTTCAAAACGTGGGCTATCAGCAACAAGTACTGCGCCAGTAGCTAGTTTATTCAGCTTGTTTTCTGTCTTAGCATCAACAATCAAGATACGTCCAGCTTCAGGTACATTAGCTTTGTCCATAGACAGCTTAATGTTAGCTACAGCATCTACAAAGTTTTGAGCAGTGTAGCCAGTAGCAAGAGCTATACGATGTGGTTGACCGTTAATTGCGTTAGTGTTAGCAGGGGTTTGTGTACTGTTAGCTGCTGCATATAAATCAGCTTCCATACGCTTAGCAAAAGCATAAGAGCTTTCCTTAACACGTGTTGCCCACAATCTGTCTGCACGACCACCAGCATCCATCTTCAGCTTATCTGTTACGTAGAAACCATCTTGTACGTAGTCAGAAAGAGAAAGAGTGATACGGCTAGTATCAATTGCTGAATAATCAACATCAGAGTTTTCAGAGTAATCAGATAAAGAAGCCTGACCAATCTGGTCTACGTTAAACGTATCACCTGATGGAAATTCAGAAGTTAAATCATTCATGCCAATCATGCCAAGCAAGTTGTCTTTGAAAGACTCTTGTAGCATTTCACCGTAGATTTGTTGCTTTACGATGTTGGCACTATTAGTTGTAGTTTGAGCCATAATAGTTCCTTAATTAGTAAGTTGCGTCTGCTCGTTTAAGAGCATCTGTTATTGTGCTTGAGGTTATATTACCACCATACTCCATGAATTTCTCAGGAGCTTTATGGGTGTATGGGGTAGTATTAATTGAACCCGTAGGTGTTGCAGTTGCAGCAGGAGAATGCACCTTCATTGTTTCAAGTAACATCTTAGCAGTGGTAGGGTTCTTAGCCATACCATATAACTCCTGTGGATTAACACCAAGTTCTGCTGCTTTATTAACCACAGCTTCATCGACCTTATCTCCATAGAAAGCTGCTAGTTGTTCACCTGTAGCTTTGTAGGTTTCTTCAGCGAGAGTCTCTGCTGCACTCTGAGCATCTTTCACTCTTTGTGCTGCTAGGAAATCCTCTATCTGCTTATTAGCAATCGCTCCAATCTGTTCCTCACTTACCGTTGGTGTCTCCGTAGGCTGTGGGCTATTCTGAGTGTTTGCTTGGTTTGCTTTCAGTTGGGCTAAAGCGTCATCTAGTTTGGTTGCCTTCTCAAGGTCAGCTTGCTGTTTAGCTATCTGCTCTCTCAATTGTGCATTCTCGCTTTCAACTTTCCCAATGTGTTCATCTGCTGCTACTATTTTAGTTGCTGCTGATTCTGCATTGAAATCTCTTTCACCCACTTTGAATGTTAGTTTGTCACCTTCATTCGATTGCACATGGTCTTGTGCTTCTGTAAAGCTCATCTTATTGCTCCTATTGTAAATCTTTAAGCAAGTTACGAAGTTGTTCTCTTTTACCTAACCGCTTCGCTTGTTGCCACTTGGTTTGAAATAGAGTGGAGAAGTTATCTTTCTCGTCCTCTGTGATGAGTTTGGTTAACTCACCTTCTAAAAAATCTCTTAATTCGTTTGTTACTTTATTAGTTTTCCATGCTTTGAACTCAAGCATTAACTCTGTTTTAAGTTCTTTGTCATGCTTCGTTAAGAAGCTAGGTACTCTAATCATAGTCCTTCAAGTTCCTGTGTAAGCATCTGCTCTTCTAGTCCCGGTTGACTAGCTGCTATTGCATTGCTTTGTTCTATTGAGTTACCAATTTGTTGTGCTTCACCACCTTCAGTGATTTGAGCAAACTCTTCAATCAACCCTGTATCTTGCACTTCTAATAGTTCAGCTATCAGATTAGCAGCACCCTTACCAGATATGTGCATAGCTGCTAGTTGAGCAAGAGGAGTAGCAGATAGCTGAGTTAGAGAGGCTAGTAGCTGGTTCTTCCTAGCAAACCGTCTACTTCCTCTAGGTATTAATACACCATTAACAGCTAAGTCTTCTTTGGTTACATTAAGCATCTCAATGAAACCCAACTCAGATTTATTAGGAACTTTAAATGCTCCTGCAAAATGAGTGTGTGCTAACTCTATCTCTGCTTTTAAATGATTCTCTAAACTACTTCTTTCAAAGTCAGCAGCCTTGTCTATGAACCCTCTCATACCACCTTCTGTTAAAGCAGTAACTTCACCAAGGGTTTTCTCTCCTTGACTTCTAAAACCAGTTAAGTCTGAGGGGAGTCTAGCTGCTCCACGTGCTGCATGTGTAAGCCTATCAATGTGAAGGTCAAAGCTAAAGAATTGAGTATTAACAGCCAATTCAGCAACACCACCACCTTCGGGGGCAAGATAAGTAACCTGTCCGGTCTCTTCATCAAACATCTCCTCTACATCACCTTGATAAACTTTATCAGGGTATATGAGTCTGTCTAGTGCTTCACTCTTTGCATTCTCTCTATGGTTAACTTGGTAGTTCAAACCAATGATGTTCTCTAGTGGTGACATACCCCATAGGTTATCTGGGAGCTTCTGCCATACACTTTGGTATATATGTGGGTTACCATCAACCGTACGTATCTCATCGTCTAACAATACATGGTCTTGGTCTGCCACGACAATCACACGACTGTCATGTAATTCTTGGGTTGTAACGTCATACACACTACCATAGAACCATAACAACTCTATAAACCCAGAAGTTATGTACTGTTGGTAAGTTCCGAAGCCTAATGGCGTATATTGTTCGTTCTTATCATCACCTGCATCGGAGTTAGAGAAGTTCCCTCTATGTGTTAATAGTTTATCAACAACAGCAGAATCAAGAGTACCATCATTCCCTCTACGTTTGAGTTCACCAAGAGTTATAATCTCCCGTATTACTTTAGGGGCTTTCTTGAAGTCAGCTCCTGTTGGGTCAAACGCTATATCGTATGGGCTAATCCTTCGCATCTTAGCACCAACATAACCAGTTTTATCCCCTTGACTTTCATCTGTGTAATACACTTGAGAGAAACAATTACCATAAGTAACTAAGTCACTTCTTAGTTTAGCAACTTCATCAGCATATCCATTTAACGCATGTCTGTTCTTTAAGTAACTAACAATGAGCTTACGCTGTTCTATTCTTGCTGCTTCTGAATCCATTGGTTCAAATGTAAACCAATCATCATGAGGCATAACAACTTGTAAGAGGATAGCCTCTAAGTCTTGAGCAATAGAAGCCACAACAGGAGTATGTGTAGAATGGGTAAATGCCCCTGAAGCATTAGGTAAAGAACTAACATCAGTAGCATAGCGATAAGCCTCCACTTCTCTCCACTTACTTATGGCAGGGTCTTTAGCACCATCCCATTCAGTCCATGCCTTTGTAATGAGAGCAGCCTTGTCAGCTTGTTCTACAAATCCACCCAATGCTGTTAGTGTTTCTCCACTCATGCTCTCTTTCCTCTGCGACTCCCACCGAAACGTGAGAGTTGTATTACATTGTTGCTTCTCTTCTCTAATCCTCTACGCTTTAGAGGGGCTACACATTCTGCTACTGCTATTGCTAATGTATCTTTTAAATCATCATGTGGGGGGTTTCTCAGCTTGAGTTCTTCTTCAAGCATTTTAGTTAACCCACCTTTAACATGATAAATCGTACCATTCCTATAACGATGATGAAGGGCTGTTGCTACCCTCTCTTCCTTCTTCCCTGAATGTGATGTATGAGGCTTACCATCAACCTCTAACCTTCCACCATTCCGTCTTATCTCATCTTCTAAGAAGTTCTTAATAATCTTACCAGCAGCGTTTGTCTCAACTGTTATCTTCTTAAACTGCCAGTACTCTTGCAACTCTATTATTCTTTGGTAATATACTTCTGGTTTATCTGTCTGGAATCTATCTAAAGCGAGAACATAGATAAAACCATCATCATCAATCCCAATAACAGTAACAGCAGTAAAGTCATTCCTCTTAGCATTCTTACTTCCACTATCAGTCCATGCTAAGTCAGCAGCAGCATAGAGCTTTAATTTCTTATCTTTGTAATACCAAGTAGCACCTTGCTGCTCTAAGTGCTTTAAGTCTAGGTATTTAAAATCACTGTTCTTAATTACATGTGTTGATTCATCAGTTGGGTCATTGTAATACTGACCATAAAACAAACCAAT